AGCAAGTTCTGCAGGGTCATCGGTAAAGTCTGGTGAGACTTGACCATCAACAGCACCCTCTGGTGTGTAGTCAGCATCCTTGGCAACTTTGTAGTAGCCCTCTGGGTAATCAAAATCTGTAGGTGCAGCTTTTGCTTTAGGACCCTTCTTGCCACTCGCATCTCGTGTTACTTCACCAGTAGCTGGGTCAACAACAGTTCCATCTGGAAGAACCAAGTGGTCCTTTGATGGGTCTAGTGGGAAGAGTCCGCCATTCTTCTCGTACTTCTTTAGTGCTTTCTTGTAATCACGAATGTCACCCTTTTTGAGATTTGGAACCGCAGGGATGAAATCTCCCTCTGGCATCTCAGTTGTAGGTGGAGTAGTTGTGTCATCAGGAAGAGTTGCTTTTGGCTTCTTACCCTTTGGAGTAGTTACCTTGCTTGGCTCTGGAAGTTCGTTCTTCTCGTAGCGTGGCTCATCTTGTGAAATGAAATCTTGTACATCAGCCCATGATTGAACTGCAGCAAATGTCTTACCCTTGCCATCACGACGAGATACGAAGTAGACAGGCTTCTCTGGGTCTAGCCAACCATCTTTGCCTTGTCCTGCAGTGACAATGTTTTGTCCCTCGGACTCTTGTTGCTGAGCAGCCTCGAACTTGTCGTTGGCTGGAGCGTTTGGCTTTTGGAACTTAACAACATCGTAAGCATCATCTGTGTACTTGGTTCCAAGGTCTGTCTTAGTTCCGTAGAACTCAACATCTGCATCGCTAGGGCTCCAAGTTTCGTCAACTGTGAAACCTTCTGGAGCATCTACAACTTCAAGAGATGACTCGTTGATGATTGGGTCGCCAGTTACATACTTCGCAGCGGACTTGCTATATCCGTCCTTTGTCTGCATTGAAGGAAGAATTGCTTTGATTGCTTCTGCAGACTTGGCAGGAACCTTGACAAGTTTTCCGTCTGGAAGTTCCATAATGAAAGTATCGCCATCGATACCTTCTGAGACTGCACGACCTGTGAGAGATTGAACTACACCACTGACACGACGAATGAGTGAGCGAATACCTCCGCCCATTTCAGCGAATCGTCCCTTGCGGTCACGGCGCTGGAGCATTGCACGAGCACGACGAGCAGCGGAAGAGTTTCCGTCACCCAAAGCTGCAATCAATGCGTACTGCGGAATCATTCCTTGTGGAAGAGTTGAAAGTCGAGCGATTGAGTATTCATACTCAACAGATGCAGGGTGACTTGTAAGAGCGGAAGCAAGAATCGAGCGAGCAGACTCATCGGTGATTGCTGGGTCGTCGGTAATCCAACGAGCACGAGCCTTCATCAACTCTGCACCAGAGAACTCGTTGTCACGAGTGGAGCGAGGATGCGCTACTGGAAGCAGCTCTGTGTATTCAGGAGTTGTGCCAAGAACTTTGTTGTGCTGAGCAAGGCTGATGTAGCGAGATACTGCAGCAAGAGCTTGGTGCTTGCGAAGAGAGAATGTCTCGTTTTTGTGTGTCTCAAGAGAATCGTTAGCAATCTTGATTGCTGCTGCACGAGTTACTTTGCGTGTTCCAGAAAATTGAGAATTTGACTCTTCAACCAGAGCAAAAACGGCATCGACAATCTTTTGGTTCTGCTCTTCAACAGAAGCAGTGCGCTTTGCTTTCTTTGACGGAACGCAGTTTGGAACTTCTTTTCCGTTCTTCATCTTCATTCCAACCTGAACGTAACCTTCCCAGCAAGCCATGTCAGTTCACCTCTCGTTTTGGAAGAAGGTCGGAATCAAGACCGTCATAAGTCATAATTGATAATGCAGACGCTCTCTTGAATGGGTTTTCGTTATTGCGAATACCTCGAAGCCAACTAGCGCGAATGGCTGGCTCAGCTTCGTAACCCAATCCAGAAAACTCCGTTAGAGCAAGAATAGCTTCTTCTGGAGATTCGTATTCGTCTTGTTTCTTCAACTCGATTGTGAGTTCGCCCTCTGCGTAGGCAGTGGCAAGAAGAAGTTCCATGTCTTGTTCATCTCGAACTGGAACCTGAGTGATATCGACTACGCCTTCTGGAATGACAGCGAAACGACACTTACCTTCTGGCTCTACTGAGAGAGAAATGATTGCGCACTCTTCTCCGCCTTTGTAGAAGACGCAGTTTGCGCACTTGACTCCAATATCAGCGACATCATTCTCTGCTGCTGTGCTGTATCCAGCCCAAACCCCGTCACCATCTTGGTCAAACTTTCCGTACTTGTTGGTAATGTAAAGCAAGGCTTCTGCGAGTGCTTGCTCTTCTGGGATAAGACCTGACGCAGTGATTGCAGCATTCTTTTTGGTGCTGCGAGGATGTGAAGCAGGTAGAAGGTCATTGTCTGTTGTGTAAGCGGCACGAGCGGGCTTTCCTGATTTGAGAAGGCGTAAGAACGCGTTGACTCGACCCATTGCCCATTGGTTGCGGGTCATACCTGGACGATGTGAGACAGAGAACGCACCAGCACCACGGCGGTAGACAGCCTTGAGCATTCCCAAAGTTGCACGACGACCCTTAGGAGCTTTCTCGTTGTGCTCCGCTACTTTCTTGGCGAGCGAAGCCTCTGTTTTTGCATCGAATTTAATTTTGCCTTTGCCAGAAGCTGAACCCTTTGGATTAGCTTGTGAACCCTTGATTTGATCCTTTTTTGGAGCTGGAGTCTGAGCAATTGTCCTCTTTTTCTTTTTTGCTGCTGCTGTTACAGGACCACCAGCAACCCAAGCGCGACATGTTCTGGCTGAAGCACACTTAAAATCGAATGCCTCGCAGTAACCAAGGTCGCCAGCTGCTTGAATCGAATCATATTCATCATTCTGCTCTCCCGTAAGTCCACTGGCAATGCAGTCCAGCATTTCTGGAGTCTGAATGAAGACAGCACAGTTGCCGCAAGTTTGCTTGCGAGCTGTCTCAACATCTACTTGCCATTCGTCAGCAATTGCTGACCAATACTCTTCGTTTGGCTCTTCAGGGTTGAGCGGTCCATACATTGCTGTATCGATTGCGTTCTTGCGATTCTTAAGGTTGAGTGCGATGTCCTGTGTCGCTGGTGGACACTGTGGACCGTTGATGTCGTATGACTCTGCAAATTCTTCGCTCATTGCTGACCCTCAGGAGCTGGAGGAGCGGAAGTCTCTGGCGTCTCTGGGGTCGTCTCTGTTTCTGGTGCAGGTGTTGCACCAGTTGCTTGCTGTAGTACTTCTTCTAGAGCTGATGGAAGCGGAGCAACAGATGTTGCTTGTTGCGCTTCACGCACAGCGTTCATAACATCTGGAGCAACTGCGTTGAGCATTGCTTCTGTAAGTTCTGGAGTGATGACACCCTTTTCTGCAAGCATGCGAAGCGCAAGCTCTGTTGCAGTTGGTGCGTCTTGGTCTGAGAATCCGTGAGCACGACGCCATGTATCTCCGCTGACTGCCATGCGGTCGTAACCAGCATCTGCATCTGCTGCACGGTCGTTGCGAGTTGAAACTGCTGATGGGTCGTACCAAACAACGATTCGCTCTACTTCTGATTGTGTGTAACCATTTGCAAGTAGATACGGACGAAGATAGACAACTGTGATTGCATCGCAGATAAGAAGCATCATTGGCTCGATGTGAGCCTTGTAAAGTGCTTCGTCAATCTGAAGTGCGTTTGAATATTTGACGTTTGCTAGACCTGTAACGACATCCTTTGGAACATCTAGTCCTTGAAGGATTCGCTCTAATACACGGTCTGAACGCTCTGCAAGTGCTGGGTCAAATGAACGCTCGAACTTGAACTGTTTAATCTTGTCGCCAAGTTCTGCAGGTCCGCGAATGATAAGTGGAACAACTGCTGATGCTGACTCCTCATCACGGATGGGAGTTGTCATCGCATCAATTAGTTGCTCTTCGAATTCGTCTTCGGCTTCTTCAGGAGTAAACCCTGTGCCGATACCATCCTCAGAATCGTAGGGGTAGTCGGGGTCTCCACCCGCTGCGACCGAAAGGCCGTCTGGAAGATAGAGCGCACCAGCATTGAGACGAGAACGAGCAGTCGCACGGAATGTCCTGTTCAGTAGTAGGAGTTCGGCGCATAGGTCAAGCAGACCACGCAAGCTTGAATCTGCTTCATCAGAGAAGCGTGGATGTGAACGCCAGATACGTCCTACGAAAGCTTTGTTTGTAAGTCGTGTAACTGCGAAAGAGTTTCCGCCACCTTGTGATTGTTCACGACGACCGATGACGTTGTATCCACCTTTTGAATCGGTAAGAACTTCATCAACAGAACGAATGTCCCAAGACTCTGGAGTTCCAGAACCTGCACGAGCTGGCATCTGTACGAGATAACACTCACCAGATACAGAAAGATTTAACGCAGCGTCTTTGAGAAGACCTGCTTGTCCGCCGTATGCGGAGTTGAGTCGAGAAAGTGCACGCTCTGCTGCAGAAGCAAGTGCTCCGTCAATGACACGAGATTCGTGTACGGAGATTGGAGCTTGTGATGGGTCATCAACAGAAGCAGCAAAGATTCGGATGCGTGAAACAACTGATGCAACAAGATTGAAGGCGTACTTAATTTCGCCAATTGCGTCGTAATACTCCCAAGCTTCTGCTTGCCAACTTGAAGAAGATGCAGAACGACGATTCTTGAATTGCTCAAACTCTCCCTTGTCATTCATCTTCACCTGAGCTGCAGCAGCAGTCATGGTGCGTGGATAGTTGTAAGGAAGGGCTTTTGCTGTGCTATCAGCAGAAACAAAGATTGAAGAGATTCCGCTTGGTTTTGGAGTTGGCGGAGTTACGATGATTTGCGTAGAGCGATTTGTCCGAGGACGACGACGCGAAGGAGCTTTCTTTGCTGCCACAGGTTCTTGTGGAGCTGT